GTAAGTGTTCCGTCGGGGAATTCACATTAAACATATCTACTCTATTGCCATATAGGTCTTAGAATGAGTCATACTTGTCCTTTGCTTATCCTTTTACCGGCGTTAGTAACAAAACAAAGAGAAATTTACTAACCACTCACAATGAGTGTGCTGTCGCTTCACCAGCAACACACTCAAGCCAACACAACAATCAGCTGACAGTTATCAGCACGCAACGTCAACGTGCCAGCAGGTCCACTCATGGTTACCTGAATCTGGAACGTATCCGTGCCATTCGCCACAAAATAGCCTAAAAGACCAAGATTCTGCGGACCACTGGCAAGCGCACTAAGCTCAAGAGCTGAATGCATCACACGTGTCAGCGACGCACCATTTTTCAACAACTCGGCTTGCACAACGAACGTCTCTGCAGAAGTATCGTTGGCACCAAGGTTGACATGAACAGCGTAGGCCCCAGCTGGAGGTGTAAAAACACCAGCGGTACCCGCGCCAATCCCAAGCGCGTCAGTCAAAACAGTATCCCATGCAACAGCAGCAGGAGTACTAGTTGTGAACGTCTGCGCCGCATGAAGTGAATACGCGCTACTAGAGCGCGCAGCCACAGCAGCGCCGGCGTTCAACAACGTTGGTTTCTGGCACAAAAAGCGATAGCGAACACGAAGTTCACCAAGCTTCGACACTGTTCCACCCTGCCCGACAGTGCAAGCCCAAAGGTTACCACCGTCGTAGGTTTTCAGATCAGCACCATTACCAACTGGACCGGTGCGGATGTATTTGCCATCCGCACGATTGACTTGCGCCACATCCAACGACAAACGAATATCGTTGTAGGGCATCGCGTCATTTCGATCCATAATCTCCACTTGCGTCTTCGTCGTCGGAGTTCCGTTGAGCGCGTTGTAATCCATCGCAAGGATCACCTTGCCGGTGTTCGCATTCGTGGTAAACTGCGTAACCTCCGGCTTGTAATAGAACTCACACTGGAGCATCTTCCACTCGGTAAACAACGCCGCCTCAACAGATCCCTGTGGAAAACTGATCGCAAGACCAGGATTCACAGGAAACGGCGTGGCAACGAACGCGACTTGCCCCGTAAGGTCAGCCACGAACTCGTCAAACTGAACAATCGTGTTCAGACGCCCCTTGGCGTTTTGATTGGTCGTACGACCAGTTGGGAAACCGACTTGATCACCACTCGAAGCTCGGTTGCGAGACGCCTTTCTCGGAACCACAACGCGCTCGAAAGCACGCTGTGGACGAGGCGGCGCAACACGCATGGCAGCCTTTGCTGCCCTTCGCTTCAACGCTTTCTTCGATTTCCCTTGACCGGGCGGCATTGCGGCACCAGTACGATTCGGCATCTTCTTTGAAATAATTCGACGTTTTCTTTCACGTTTCTTTTTAATCGGCATATGCTTCTGGCAACCGATCAATTTACTCTGCAAAATATAGCGTCCCTCAAGTCCCAAATGAAGATAGCGCAATTCCCCCTCAGTTTTGAGGTTCTGTCGTCGCGCCTCTGCCAAAAACGGATACCGTTCAACCATCCAATCAACGTAAGACTTCACCAGTGCCTTCTGCGGTACTGTCCACATCTCATTGTAGATCGCACATGCTCGTACTAATCGGTACTTAACATCGAGATCACGCGTAAATCCTAGTCCATTCAAGAACTTTTCAACTCGCGGTACTCGACACCATATTCCCTCTATTTTCCGAGACACAGCTCCACAATATTCAATGCCAGCAACCGTCACTGAAACATGCATACCATCCTCTTCCTTGATCTTCACGCCAAGTCTAGCGAAAGAATCTTTAATCCAAGTACAGGTATACTCTTCAACAACGCTTGCATGGATAGACAATAACGAATCATCACCACATAACCAAGCTACTACTAATTTCTCAAATTCCTCACGCGTCGCATTCGGATACTTTCGCATCCAAGAAAACGCAAGAAGAATATAATTCACCATGGTATTCAAGAAAAGCGTCAAAAACCAACCAGAGGGATTACCCGTGTGTTTCCACAGGACCTCACCTCTGCCAGTAACTATAAACGCATCAAGAGCCATAGCGAACAAATCCTCAAGAATTCTTTCGCTCAGGGGGCAGTACTTTTGTACGTTTCGACAAACAATACTGAAAAGCAGACGAAAAATCGACATGTCATACATTTCTGCATCCAAGCCGATAAACCAATTAAATGGTAATTTAGTCATCATTGCATTCCAGCCACCATATTGAAACGCACGACCAGCACT